TCTAGCATAATGTAGATACAAAGGTAAATCAGTAAGATATGTGTCGTGTCCATCGGGTAATTCAATTTTCTTTTCTCCAAGAACTTCATCAGCCACATCATCTAATTTGTAAGAAGGTAATTTACCATTCTTTAATTCCCATATCTTAGAGAATCCTATCATCAAATCTATACAATTCCTTCCAACAATAGGTTGCTCCCAATCTTTGTAAGTATAATTTATTCTTCTATATGGACTCATCAAAGAAGGATTAATACCACACGCTCTACATCTTTCTATAATAGTTTTTATGTCAGCCCCTACTACAAACCATCCCGTAATTATGTCGGGGTCTTGTTTATTCATATGACTTAGGAAATGTTCTAACATATCTTTTTCATCGGGAAAGCCAAGAGCAGGTGTTTCATAAGTGTAATCACCGTATTTATTAAACGTTTTAGTTTCTGTTAAATTCTTGTCTACAAACCATACATATTCTTTACCCGTAAAAGAATCATTAACTACTATAATCCTCATCTTTTTAGTGGTAGGACTCCATTCACAATCAAGATACCAAACTCTATGCTCATAATTTTTATAGGGTTTATGCCCATCATTTACTCTATCAGATAGAACTCTATTTACATAAGGTATATTTGCTTCCCATGTAGGTATATGAGGGTTTTGTTGTTTAAAATCGTATACAAATCTAGGGTCTGATACTATAATCTTAGTAAGACTTTCACCATACACACCTTTATATCCACTTTCTTTACTAGAAGCAGAAATACCTATAGCATCTTCATCCGTAATAAAAAAATAAGGGTTATAGTTAGTTAGTTTATCAGTCTGACGAACACCTTGTTCATCTCTATATCGTACATTAACTGTACGACCTCGACCTTGAGTAACTATCACGCCTATTCCTCATTAGCGTTAATAATTCTCTTATGTATTCTTGTAGGTATTTCTAATTTAGTTAACCATTGATTTATAGCAGTAGGACTGATATTAAATTCTTTACCTATGTCTTGCATAGACCTACCTTGTACCACATAAGCATCATGTAACCATAGTGGGTCGCGATATTTCTTTGGCTTATTCTTTTCTATTAAAGTAATATTAACAATATATCTTTCATCTTGAGATATTGCATCACCATCTACACCTAGATGAATCATACCCCTTATATTTTCTATTACATCTGCTATTAATTCTTCACCATACATTTCTTCTGTGTTTATCATTTTATTCACCTATTATACTTGCTTGGAAGACATAATCTCCCGACCCTAAATCCATCAACATCTTAATCCCTTGTTCGGGGAATTGATAAAAGTAGAGTGTGATAGGGCCATTGATATTACTAAATAAATTGTCAAGACCGCCTTCAAAAGTAGCCATCCATTCTTCTGTAGAATCATCATCAACATATGAAGTATCGCTTTGTAATTTGTATAGTGTTTTACCTTTTAATTCTTTACCTGTCTGTACAAAAAACCCATCCTTATCAGAAATAAAAGTATAACGGTTAATTTTCTGTGCATTCATTGAATCGCATCTCAAAGCCTCAAACAAATCTAAAGCATCTGTAGTATGTTTAAAGAAAGGTTCAATTTTTTCACCTGTACTTGTTACATAATGGTAGCCATCTTCTTTAACAAAAGAACGAGAGATACCCAAAGACTTAGTAGTCCATTCCATAAGAGTAGCGGGATTGTGAGGGTAAGCAGTAGCCTTAGTAGAGCCTGTGATAGTAGTTTGTTTACTCTTAGATTTAACTTTAACTTTATTATTAATCCAAGATAAGGACAATGAACCACCGTGATACTTTAATATTCCTAAAAAGTCTTTGATATTAGTTATAGGTATTTCTTTATCGCCCACTTTACAAGTAGCGAAACAAGAAAACTTGTTCAAAGAAGTTACTCCATCCTTAACTAAAGAAACAACCCTTACTTTATTATCGTCGGGTGTAAGAATACACGAATGTATTTGGTCTTGTTGTTTACCCGCTATAGTTTGTGGTCGCCTAACTTTTTCTAAAAGTATTCTAAGAGTATCACAATCAATTGTTATCATTCTTAGCACCTTCTGTTAAGAAAGGTAGTCCGAACCATTTTACTTTAGCATTTTTAACGGATAAAATAGTGTGGGTACTACCTACATATTCCATATTACTACCTTTCATTTCCTCTATTGTGGCCTTTACTGCCCATTCACCCTCAGCAAGAGATTTGTCTCCCTTCACTCCGGCGGCCATGTCAGCCTTCTTCATGTAGCGGGATAGGAATATCTGTTGAGAGAATCTACGCATAGTACCTTTCTCCCAATCCGGTCTTTCACCAACGGCCATAAGAACTTTCTTACCTGTTCCGTCATCCATATATTGTTGTACTGCCTTCAAGTGGAAGGTATTGAATATTTTAGATACAGGAAGGGCGTGAAGCCTATCAAGAACATCACGGTTTAGTCTGTTACGCTCTCGCCATTCTTTCTGATTAAATGAATCATCTTCGTTCTCTATGATACCCTTTGCTAGTAGTGATTGCCTCATAGCAAACTCACACCATTTAAGGAATGTAGAGCCACCATCAAAAATGATACCACCGTGTTGTTCCGGTTGTTCTGCTATATCTTCTGCTAGAAGATTGATAAACCACTTTGTCTTGTTGATAAGAGCCATGTGATTTACAGAATTATCTTCATGATAGATAGAATCATCAGACTCATCTAGTAAAGGTATAACTCTAATGTTATTCGCATTAGGGTATAAATATTCTACTGTAGCACCTGCTGAATTATCTATATCTAAGATAGTAATAGTTTTACCGTTATCTATTTCTGCTTCTAATAGAGAAAGAGCAAGACCTGTTTTACATGAGTTTTCATGTGCCACAAGAGCCATTCTATATTTCTGAGATGTAGTTTTCTTAGTATCTAAAAGCGACCTATAATAATCGCGGTCATATAATTGCGTCGGTGCTTTTGCTACTTCTTTTTTTGCTACTGCGTTGTTTGTTTGATTTCCCCAAGACATATTATTCCCTCATACTTCTTTGCTTATAAACTTGTCAGCCGGTAATGCTACTAATGCGTCTGATAATAATACTAATACCGCAATAGATACCGCACTTCTTATAGAGTTTATAGTAACATCAACGGGGTCATAGACTCCCTTTTCTTTCATATCAAAACCTAAGTCAGCCCCTTCGTCGTAATCTATTTTAGGGTACTGTAGTATTCCCGCATTATCTAATAGTATTTCTTCCGGTGTGGCAAACGTTTCTTTTATAATCTCTAAAGAACTTTGTTCTCCAAAATGTCTAAGTAACACACCACCACCTGCAATTACTCCGTTTCTTTGTGCGGCCCTAACTGCGTTTACTGCATCATCTATTCTTTCTTTACGCTCTCGTAATTCTATTTCTGTGTTTGCACCTACCTTGATAGAAGCGACACCATCAGTTAGTCTAGCAATTCTGCGAGTTATAACTTGCTTTTCCCAATTCCTATTACAGTCTTCTAATTTCTGATAGAGATTATCTATATGTTTTTCATCTCTTGTATCTTTTTCTGTAAGCAACATGGTAGTATCTTTAGTACAATCTGCTCGTAATACAAATCCTAATTGATTTTCTTTAACCTCTAAAATATTATCACCTAAAATCTTGGAAAACGTATGTCCACTTGTTACTGATTGTATATCTTTTAACCAATCTTGTTGTGCTTCACCCATACCTGCCGTCTTAACAATACAAGCATTAATTTTACCTTGTACTACATTAATTAAAATGTTAGGTAATAAAGCGGGGTTATAATCAGAACAGAATATAAGCAAACCTCTACCTGCTTTCATAGACAATTCTAATGCCGGAACTAAACTTTCAAAGTTATCTAACCTATCATGTGTTAACAATACGTTAGAGTTTACTAAATTCTGTGTGAAATAAGGACTTACTGCACCCGATTGTACCTCAAGGCCGGTTTCTATATTGAAAGTAGTCTCAAAACCACTACCACTTTCTACTGCTATAGCACCTTCTGAACCTACTGCTTCCATAACTTCTGCTATCAAACTACCTAACTCTTTGTCATTATTAGATGCTATGATTGCTACATTCTCTAACATTTCTTTGTTACCATTTACGGGTGTAGATTCCTTGACTAATTTGTCAATAATAATTTCTGCTTCTTCCTTTATAGTGTTAGTTAAACCTACTGCATCTTCACCTCTATGGATAGCATCATAACCTAAATTACATAACGCTTGTGCTAAAACTGTAGCAGTAGTAGTACCATCACCCGACTTATGTTGTGCTTGTGATGCTACTTCCTTAATTAAATCTATACCCATTTGTACATAAGGGTCGGAGTCATTTACTGCCTTAGCAATAGTAACTCCATCATTTATTATAAGGGGGAAAGTATTCTCTCTTTGTAATATTACAGTCCGAGCATTTGGCCCTAAAGTTCCTTTAACTGCATTGGCTACTTTATTTACCCCTTGTAGTAATTTCTTACGTGCTTCTTTCCCTGTTATTAATGTATCCATTTATATCACCGCTATAATATCTGAAAACTTACAATATTTAGTTACGCCTTCCGTTTTTAAACTATCTGATTCAATAAGAACCCTAGAACCTACACTTATTTGTGTAGGAACTAGAGAACCTATTGATAGAACGGAGTATGATGTATTCATGATTAAGCCGTTATCAGATTGTGGTGTTGGTTCAACAATAACATTGTTGCCCAACGCTTGCATCAATCCCACCCTTCTGCATCTACTGATGTTTCCATAGCCTCTACTTCATCAAAAGGATACCAACCGCTTACAGATAATTTTTGTTCATCTGTATCTCTAGTTCTCCATGTTTGACCTAGTAATAATATCTTAGTACCTACTGCAAAGTCTACTCTACTGCCATGTTCTGTTGGCACATAAACTTCTACTACGGGTGCTACAGAAGCAATATCTAAATCAGCACACACAAGAGTGTAGCCACCATTATCTCTAGGGTCAATATGAATTACTTCACCGATAACACCTACCATTCTATCCCACCAACCGTCTTTACCGTTGAATTGGTCATAGTAATCACGTAGATTATCAAGAGAAGATAACATATTTTCTGAACCTAATAGAGAAGGCACTAATCCTGTACCGTCAGCCATGATAGGTGCGGCTGAAAAGATTTCTGCTTTACTAGCATCTGCGGTATAGTTAGCCATATCTGCTTTAACATAACATTTCTTACCATCTTTACCGACACGGAGAGCCATAGTCAAAGGAGTAAATGTAGGATATTGCATATCTGCCGCTTTACCTTGTGCAGTAACACTCATCATCTTAACATCATCTGAAGAACCTTCAACACGACCTAAGAACATAGATGTTCTTTCTTGTTCGTTTTGTGGTCTTGCATTACCGAATTTAAAGTTTCTATCTCCACTAGGGAAAGTAGGGTTATTGCTATCCCATACACAATAGAAGTAAGAATCACCATCAAGACGCATAGCGTTCTTGTCTAATTCATTTACATTAGTAGTATCTTCACCGAAGAAATCTTCTCTAGCATATCTAGTATAAGTTCCATCACCATTATCATTGTATAGTACAATCTTTCCATTGTCTACAAATTGTTGACGTACTTCTTCTGATGCACTAATCATTTGACTCTTCATTTTATTGTATAGTATCTTACCCCATTCTTTAGGGCGTGGTACTGATATAAACATACCTTCTAATTTAGAAGCACCGGAACGTAGTAGTCTTGAATTTTCATTCTTAATTTTACTACCTGCTACCTTTAATGCTAAGGCATAACAATCTTCTTCTGATTTACCTGCATTCTTCCATGCATCTCCTTGAGCCAACAGAATTTCATCTGTCCTACTCTTTAGAGAATTTATATCTATGTTCAACGTATTGGCCGTTCTTTGTATTATTTTTTCATCTATCATTTCAATCACCTTTTGGTTTTCTATATCCTCTCGTCTTACTTCTTTGCTTATAAAGATTATCACCTTACACACATTAAAACAAAATTAGAGAGTATAATATCTTCATCCACACCCATAATAAAATCCCTTTCAGATGTAACGGCGGCTTCTATAACCTTTAATTTACTTGGGGATTTAGCATTTGATTCCATAGCAAAACGGAATACTGCTCTAATACTCTCCCTTTTGTTATCTGTATCTAGGAGTTTTAATGACTCTTCAAAGTCTTTTTCTCTAAAACAAAGTGTTAAGAATTTTTGAACATCAAACTTCTCGTTCTCTAATGAGAGAACAAAGGAATTTCTTTCAAGGGAATTAGTGTACGCTTGTAATGCGTTGATTGCATTTCTTAAGTCTCCCCTATGGTTATTAATTATTAAGTCTAAATGATAAGGTGTTATCTCTACACCTTCTTTACCCGCTATAGTAAGTAATCTTTGTTTCATATGTTTTTCACTAATAGGATTGAATTTAAGAACTCTACATCTTGATTGTAGCCACACACTTACTTTAGATAAGTCATTACAAGTTAAGATAAACCAACCGTGTGCGTTTTCTATTACACCTTTTAGTGCTGATTGTGCGGCAGGTGTTAATTGGTCTGCCTCGTCTAATAAAAATATTTGCTTCCAATTACCTGTTCTTGACATAGGCATAAGTTCTTCTTCTACAAACTCTATGCCTCTAGTCTTTTTACTACTAGCGTTAAAAATATGTAGTGTCATATCATGTTTCTTTGCTAAAGCATGAGCCAAACTTGTTTTACCTGTACCTGCTTGTGGACTATAGAATACCATATGTTGCATCTCATTACCTATAGCATTTATAATATCATTTTGACCGACTATATCATCTATAGATGGTCTATGTTTTAATGCCCAAACTTTGCTCATTTTTATTTCTCCTTATTTTATATGGTTGCGTTTTTATCTATATGTGTAAAACATATACGGGATTACTTTAATAGGCTTACCCTTTACTCCTAACAACATTGTGTGAACTTTTGGCTTATCCGACTTGTTAATGCTCTATGTATTATCAGAACGGTTCTGCATCTATGACTCATGGCTTGTTTATAAGTCTGTTTTACTGTCAACGGCTCTACAACTATCTGTGCATATCGGTTACGGTTTGGGGATAGCACCTGTTTATCTATCCTCGCCTCGCTCACAAATTAAAGGCTTACTTCTAAGCATATAAAGATAATGGAATGACTACGCAAGTGAATCAAAAGTCTTTTCGATTCTCAAAGATTCTAATTGTTTGTACATTTCGGCTAATTCTGATTTAAAATCTATAGGATTAGAACTATCTGTTTCTAATGCCATCAGAACACCTAAACTCATACCTCTAATAAAATCTACATTCCATGCTCTTGACATCATAAGTTCGGGATTAGTTACAAAATCATCTATAATATCTATATCAGTTAAAAAATCAATACAGTCTTTGACAAGATGACTTTGTCTAATATTCTCATCCGTAAGTATATCTGCTAATAGTGGGTCTGTTCCGAATGCTTGCATCTGTTGTAGTAAATGGAACATAAGTCTGTCTGTATCCATAGTAACCAATACCCTTAGCGTCTTAAATTACTTTCGTACTTATTCGCTTATTAAGATGTTGATTCTTGTCTTATACAATGAAGACAAACTTTACTTTCGGGGGGGAAAACTCTAGTTCTACTACACACACATTTTTGTGCTTTTGTTTTTTCGGTAGGAGTCATAACGGTTAAAGAACGTGTGTAAGTTATATCATCTTTATTTCTAATTAAGTTTCTATCTATGTCATAAATTAAGTGCATGGCTTTAGTTCCTACGGCATTTTCAACGGCTTCTGAACCCGTTGCTACTATCTGTGGATTCTTAGACATAAGAGCCGCTAAACTATGTGGAGAAGGTACTGTACGGACAGTTTTACGTTGTGCTAACATATCTGCCATTCCTTCTTTTGTCATCTCCCCACACTCAAAAAGTATCTCTACAATGATACGTCTGATGCGGCGGTTATTTGCACTCATATATATTGGTAATATATAAAAGTATATGAAAGGTTTTATTAATCAATATCTAACCACATAGCAGTATATACAAAACTATCATCTTGTGGCTCTTGAGGTGTCATTTCTATAGCCATATTAAAAGAAATAAAAAAACCTATAAAGAATGAAACAAACAATACTATAAAGATTATACTACATAATAAGGCTAAACCCATTCATTCACCTTCTGTTTTGTTTTCTTCATACCTTTTGGTAAATCCACACCTTGCTCTCTAATTTCATTACCGACTTCTTTAGCCGTTATAATTTCTCGCCAATATTTATCTCCCATACGGAAAGGTGGTGGTGCTTGCTCTTTAACTTTTTGCTTCTTAGGCCACGCAACATTCTGTCTTTTACCCGTTATAGAATAAGCAAAGATAGCCTTAGTATAATCTTCGGGTAGTTCCATATTAGTTTGTGCTATTAATCTCCAAGTCTTTATATCTTTAACATTTTGTTTTAGGAATACTAAAGCATAAGGAACGGGTAAAGTTTGTATCTGCTTCCACACTCTCAATCTATCTGACCAATTAATTATAGAGGTTATAGCAGTTAAGTTTTTGCGGTCATTAACAACTTTAAGTGATTTATCAATTATCACATTGTCTTCTGTTTTGTTTGTAATCTTAGGTGCTTTGTCTATACATACAATTAGTTTAGAGGTTATATATGGTAGCCATGCTATTACATCTGCTTCTGTAAATTTATTTGTTCTAAGAATATAATTTACTTCGGGATTAGTAAGAGGTGTATCAATTTCTTTAACCATTATAACATAGTCGCCTACTAAAAACTGCGAGTCGTCTTTTGTAAAAATCACAACACCCATGTAACCACTCCAAATTTTTTGCCATGATTTTTTACATATTTACTTTATACAGTATAGAAAGGGTCATGCTCATAAATATAATCACATATTCGCTTATATTGGGTAGCAGTTAAACCCCAAGCATCACGCACCGCTTTAGGAGTAATACTATAACCGTTATATTCCCACAAAACACCTCTATCTCCAATAGTACCTATTAAACCATCATCTATCATGGCTTTTATAAGAATAGGCATATCATCTTTATAGATAGGTCTAGCGAAAAGACTTACGTGTTTACCTGTACGCCACTTCTTCATTCTATAACCTCATAATCTACTATAACGGGTGCTTTTAATGCCGCCATTCTAAATTCTATTTGGTCTAGTAATTGTGGATTACTACCTAACACATCTACAAGAATATTTGACATATGATTCATCTGTGATTGTGCTAATAATAATTGAGAATCAACACCAATTTCTTTTTTCAATTGTCCTACTAATTTTAGGCTTGAATTTGCTTGACCAATTAACTTAGCCGCATCAGCCACGAAATCAGAAGTAATACCGCCATGTGCTTCTTTTCTTGCTTCTAACTCATCAAGATAAGAGGCTATTCTATTCACAATATCTTCTGCCGCATCTAAAGTATTTATAGATTGTTTTCTTGCTTCTTCTACGTGTTCTGCTTCTTCGGGGTCAAATTCTACATGACTTTCCATGTGTTTCATTACTGTACCTTCTTGCCAACTATATTTACTCTCTAAATAATCGGGTGTAGTTTCACCGTTATTTAATTCTATTTCAAATTCTTTCTTTTTCTTGTGGTCGCATAAAGCACACCCGCCATCAAGAACCCATCTAAGAACTTCCATAGCAAACATATCGTTTTCATTTCTTAATCTTTGTTGTATTTCAAATCTAGTTTTCATGTTTCATACCCCACTCTATCCTTTGTTGTTTAATGCTTATAGTATCGGGATGACCCGCTAACCATTTTGATAATTCTCTTTTGGTAGGACACATTCTTGATTGACATAATCTTTTATCTTGAGATGCAGTACCATAAGAACCAATCATATATGTTTCTGCTATAATTATATCACTTGTAACAAATGGCATATCTGCATCTCTCCTTTTTTCTAAATATCTTCTCACGGCGGGCCACCAAGCCTTTGTAGTTTTTGATTTTCTACCCATTCACTCACCTATAACATTTGCGTTTGGCCCTATCCTACAAAGCATACCTTTTCTGCCACGCCTAGCAGTTTCGGGTTCATACTCACAATACCAAGATTGTCCTTCTAAATTTTCTACCACCCATCTCTTAGCACTTTGATAATCTCCCATAGTAATCATACGAGAAATCTCCTTTAGTAATTCTGACTTTGGTAAGTCTTTCATCCAAAAAGTAGTTCTAATTAATTCTGAATCTGCATCCATAACTCGACGGCGTTGTTCTAATGACATATTTAGTATAGTCTCTAAAGTATCATCAAGAGTAATAATTAATGGTTGCCCACCACGATATTCCGGCAACATCATATGATAACCTATCGCTAATCTTCTAAACAAGTCTGCCTCAAAAGAACGAATATCCGGCCTGTTAATCCAATCTCCTATATCATCATCAAAAAGTATTCCCGTCGGTGGGTTACTTACTGCCGTAGACATTCTTTCTCTTATCCATTGTTTAATCTCTATACTTAATGTGGCAAGAGCAGTTCTTTCACCTATTGACATATTGGATTGTCTATGTTGTGCTTGTTTGTATAACAATTCCTTTTGTGGAGTCATCTCTATATCAATAATAAAGAATCTTCTATCAAGACCGGAATCTAACTCAAACCTAGCAGGTTGTGTACCTGCCCAACAAGTATAACGGGTAGTGTAAGAAACCCATCCGGCTCTCAAGGCTTTCTGTACTCTACCATTATCTAGGGAAGTTAACAATTGATTTTTCATATCCATACTATGGTCTTTTTTAGAAGCATCGGACATAGAAGAAAATTCTTCAAATCCTAAGAAGCCCCCACACAAATCTCTAGCCAATGGGCGACCCATAATATTACCTTCTTCATCTACTGAGCCAAACATACCTGCTTCTGTAACAGAATTTGGGCCGAGCATTGACCTCATGCCTTGTCCTAAATCAGCGTTTTGACTATGGAGTAATCCCGTACCTTCTGCTAAGAACATCATAATTAATACCGATTTACCCGACCCTTTTGGGCCACGAAGCATTAAATGTATTCGTGTGTCGGGTAATTGAGACATAGGGGTGTAGAAAGGCATATTATTATGTCTTAAAGCACAATTAGGTATAGTAAAATCAGTTTCTTCATTAACTAAAGCACTATCGGGGTCAAAATCACACCGAGAACATTTATTAAGAGCGTTAAAGATATGTGCCCCAATACTACATACAAATATAGGTACTTTATCCTCTACATCTACATAGTGGTTTCTTCTAGCGAAGTCTTTAATGTTGTCAAATATATTCATATTCTTTCCCCTTCATATTTTTTAATGTTGTCCATATCTACAAGTTTTTGCGTAATACTATGTAGTGCTGACTCATCACAAGAAAGCCCATAAGTTAAAAGTATGTGGTTCAAAAGTGCGTCTGCCGTGTCCATATCTACTGATTCGCTACTAGCACTCCCTAATAATACTTCTGCTTTTTTTGTCATAAAAGGAGTAAAAGTACAGAAAACATCACACCATATCCATACATTAGGTGCTAAAATATAATCTAGTTCTTCACCCGTTGTTTTATTATCACCGTTATGTATAGTAACTTCTTGTTCTAACTTACACCAATCATAAGAAATAATTTCTCCATGTGCTACTTTACTATAATCACTAAAAGAACTATGCAACGTGAACAGATTTGTAGTCATGTAAGATAGTTTATCTACTCCTATATCATTTAGAGTTAACACAATATCTCTAACAATAGGATATGTGTGCATCCAAACCTTTTTATTTGCATACCTTTCTTGTGATAGTTCAATAGGATAAGCAGTAGGGATTCTTAATATAAAAAATCTTTCACCGTCATTGTTTCTTGTTTCATACAATCTGTATTCGGGCCAAAATGGTACGGGAATAAAATTAACAGAAGTGGTACTCAAATGTTTTGAATATATTTTTGCTATTGGTTCATTTTCTCCCACTAATGCTTTACCCGCTAAAGTAGTAGCCGAACCATGTTCTTCTTGATGATATACAATTAAGTGTGTTTTTTCTGCAACAGGTATTTTGTTAGTCCACACTATATCTATGTCTAATTTTTGTATAACCTTCATAGTACACCACCTTGTTTCACATATTCTTCTCTAGCAAATTTTGGTATTGCTTTGTAGGTAGAAATACTATGACGGTAAGATAATTTTTTAGTAACTACATCTTTTACGGAAGCACACTTATACACACAACAGGTAGAAGAAGTACCGGATGGTGCTATACTTGCTACTGTACCTACTTTAATAAAGTAAGGGGATTTTCTAAGTATCTGACTTATTTGTTGAACACTCCATGTCTCTTTAGTTTTTCTGCATCCCGTTGTTACCTTTCTATTATTTATACTGTGCATTATATCTAATGTTGTTGCTTCTTTTTCTTCTACCGTTTGTAGATAGTTATATGCTAACTCTACACACCTTTTACTACCGCTACCTCTCGCCATATTATCTACTCCTACTTCTTCGCTTTTAATTGTTTCAGTAAGACCACGCAACCATAAAAAGAATAAAACGTTGTACTGCTCTAATCTTTCTTAATTCTTTTATTTCTTCATAGATGTTTTTAGATTAGTTAACTATAACCTAAAATACTATTGAAGTAATTAAAGAATTATCAAAAACGTGTTACTGCCCCCCATTAATTAATTTTGTTATATTTTTTTTAATAAAAAGAATTAAGAAACCACTCATGTTCTATGTCATCTTTTTCTTTAGTCTTCATATTTGCGGTATTTTTTATACTGCCTATATTTCTTGTTTGCATTTTATCTGCTTTTTCTAAACTATCTTTAGCCTCCATAATAGATTCATAAACAATATACCATTGAATAGTTTCTATAATACCCAATATTTTTATAGCGGGCATAGTTTGTACAAAACCATTTTCGACATATTTTCTTGCTCGTATAATAACAAACTTTTCATACTCTTGTATCTCTATCGTGTTATCACCTTTAGTTATTGATATTTTATCACTGACTACATGTAACTCCCAATCCTTCAACGCTTCTATTGACATATACATAATACTAGCCTTGAGGTTATTGAGCCTCATAATGCCAAAAGAAACATCTTCTGTTTCAAAGTCATAAATGACATTAATATTATTGTAATTTTCTACCCATATTTTTATTATATAATTATTATACTCTTTAAAATAATCATCTAATATTCTAAACAAAGATAATTCAAAGTTTTGTATCTCTACCCATTCACTCCATGTAATATTAGGTTCAAATTGTCTTATCAAATTGTAACATACTTTTCTATCAAGTATAAAATAACTTTTACCGTTATATGTAATTTCAATCTTTGGTTGTTTCAAATATCTTCCTTGTCCTACATAAGTAAAAGAAGATGCTTCTACTAATTTTATTTTACTAATAGGAACTTCTATCAATTTATTTTCCATTCATCCCACCATGTACTGTTTTTTACTTTGTCTTCTCTAACCCATGCCGCGTATGCTCTCATAGTTTTTACATAATCATCTCTTATTTTAAACGTATAATTAGTGGGTGCTTTTACACCAAACCATTTGTATGCCCTTCTTAGTATTTCTTCTGTTGTCATTTCTTTATCTGTCATTTAACCATCTCTCATATGCTTCATAATCTTCCATGTGATACAAGGTAGTCATCGTAGAAGTAACTTCTCTCTTTCGTAATACTTTACTCCTTGTAATACCTTTCGCCCCTTTCAATAACTGTGCTATTGTCTTGGGTCTTTCAGCATAGAATTTCAATCTCTTATTCATCATTTGTTCTGCTATCTCATAAGCCGACATAGGTTCTTTTCTGTCTCGCATTATCTCACCGATAGGTCTTCTTGCTCTATGTTTTTTCACCATATATTCACCAACCATTTAGTATTAATAAGGGTTTCTACCCTATCAAATCCTTGATTTTTTGTACATAAATACTTGCGTCTAGGAGTTCTTCTTGAAGATGTGTAAGCCACTCCTTCATAGATAAATCACCACGTTCCATAGTCGTACCATATTTAGATTCACCTGTCATGGCTCTTTCTTGAATCATCGTAATTACTTTATCCTCTATTTTACTCATTGTTCATCAACTCCTACCTTGTGTGCATGATGATTTGTAATTGAATATTGTAACAAACTAATGATAGCCCGCATCTCCGCTATATCTACATCATTATCATACATACCTGTGGAATTACCATCTTCATCATAATACTTGTCGTCTTCTTCATCGGGGTACTCCGTGTACTTACAAATATACTCTTCATAGAAATCTTCATCGTATGCTACAATCGCTTTTATTATTGTTTGACCTAATTTTATCATTGTTCATCAGCCCCGTCTATATGTCCGATAGGTAAAAACTGCCTTCTATTCTCCATCTTATTTTCCATCTGATGCTTGACATTTTTGATGGCAGTATTCCATCTCTTCAATGCTACTGCATCATTCTTAGGTACTACTCTATCAAAGATATTTTGCATAGTCCTTTGTATAGGCTCATCTCTTTTATTAACTAACATACCTTTGTATATCTCATACTCCGCGTGTTTAACGCTTGCTAATCTAAACTTATTCACTCTCTCACCTTGCCGTAATAATTCTGTGAGGCTTTTAGTAACTCTAATTGTTCTTCTGTACTACGCCTAACCCATGTGTTTAAATCAACAGTACCTATATTTGCTAGATACATTATGAAATCATTTACTGTGTTGTAATCTTCTATCAACTTTTGTTTCTTCATAACCATACCAAATCACTCACCTATTTAACTATTCCGAAATGCCCTCGCAAACATAATCCCACAACCATATATTTTCTCTTGTTAATTTTTTAGCCTTAATAAATCTAGGGTCGCGACTTAATATAAGGGCTAAAGATACTATACCTTTGAATGAATTGTTATTTCTTACTAGATTACCATTTTTAAATCTAGCATTATCTGAAATACTGTACACCGTAGATGCACCATTTTCTTGTAGATATATTGCTACCGCATCCAACATGCGACTTTTATTTCTATTCTTCTTTCCTTTCTTTCTTTCTTTACTGTGTATAGTATGTCTCATTTCTTTTTACTCTCCTTTTCTTTTTTAGCCCCATCTATTAACCATTGATTATATTTAGATGATGGGTATTTATTACCATGCCTAAAGTTATTTGGGTCTGCTCTTGCTAACTCATCTCTAGGCGTGTATTTATTGTTGCCCTTTGCTCTAACACCCAATCCCCATTGAAGCCCTTTCTTTTTTATGATACCATAAGAACCTTTAGGCTTCCATTTCTGTGTACGGTACTTATACTCATCTTCGGTCATACTATCTATTGATTGCCATAATATTGCGGCTACCATTTGTTCATCATAGTATTTTGTAGCCCTATATATATCACCCTTATTTCTTTCATCATGATTATTCTGTGGATTAAAATATCTAGGTGGCATTCTAACTAACCACTTGCTTCCTGTCTCCAAACATATCCTACCATCGTAAGCATAACCTGTTACCTTATACTTAGGCACATCAAATGTCCTATCTCCTATTGGTTCTGTCATTTTTTATCACCTAGCACATATTATATAATTCTCTTATTTTTGAAATAATACCATCGGGGTCTTCAAATTCTTTTAAGGGTAAAGTAATTATACTACCACCACTCATATGAAAATCAACCGTACCATAAATGTCATGTTTTATTATAGCGTCTATATTATTTAGATTGATAAATTTATTATTACCATTACCACTATTTACACAAACATACATACTATCTTTCATTATTCTTCCTCTCCCGATAACATTGATAAGCAATAACGTGGTATAGTACAAGTAATCACACTTCCTTTTGGATTTAAGAATGATAGCATTCTCATTATCATTTTATGTCTTTGTTTTTTAATCTCTATTTTAAGTAGATTTAATGCCCCCGATTTTGCATAATATAATTCTAGGTTAGGTAAATCTTCAACACGTACTTTACCGTATTCCCCCTTTGTCCTATCCCAATCACTGTGATTGTCTACCATAGGATATAGATTTTTAGTACCTTCTAAATATGTCAATTCTACATAGTCTTTTGCTTCTCGCAATTGGTTTAAGGTTAAATCATAATCTCTATCCATATAATCATTGTATTTATTTATTGAAACATTTTGATAAACCTCTACCTTTCTGTTAATTTTCCATATTTTATCCCACGCATCATAATCATTATCTATATATTCTTCACCTAATCTTTTAAGCCAATCTCTATTTCTTGATAGATGGTAGTTATCAACATCTTCTTGTGTGAACTTAGTTTTTTCATCCACATCTTTCATCGTTTCTAGTTTCTTTGTTGCCTCTTTTACTGCTAATTCTAGCATAGTATCTTTCGTTATTAAGTTACGCACAAGTTTTTCTTTAACGGCTATATGATTCGCTAAATTATTTTCTGTTTTCCATTCATCTTTTATCTCATCAAATAATTTTTTAACTTCATCCAAATTTACAATTATAGCATTCTCAATAAGATTGTTATTCTGTATGTAGGGATTAATAAAGAATACCCCTTTTGCCGCATTGGAATAAGCCGTATATCTATTAGGGTGAGTCAAGATAAAATATTTAGTACCTTGTTCATTTACCTTAAATGGGTACGAACATAATCTTTCCATTTGTTCATACTTCAAACGAGATTTCAAACTAGAAGCCGTTACTGTTTTACTTTCACCGCTATAACTAACACACCGATTCATAGCCGTATATATGTCGCCACTAACATCTGCAAACTTTCTAACATTTTTCTTTACACCATTATAATATTCAGCCCTAATACCCCATGTTTCACATTTTGTATCGGGGTCTAAAGGTACTTGTTTTACTTTTACCGCTATATTATATTTTTTTACTTCTTGTTCAATCATTCTTCATCATCTCCATTTGCCGTTTGTCCTCTTCAATTTGATAACAAGACGGACAACCGTCAACCCAACACTCAGAAAATTGGGGAAATACTCCTAATTCTTCGTAAGTAAGCCCACAAAATCCACACTTGAGTCCATTTATAATTTCAAAACCAAATAGTTTTTTATAAATTTCTATCTCTTGTAATTTTTCTTTTAGAAAAGCCATCCATTCTGCATTCGTCATTTTTTCTATCATTTCTCTATATTTTTCTTCACTCATTCTCATTCTTCTTCATCCCCTTTTATATGTTTATTACCATTATCTTTGTATTTTTTTCTAGCCTTAAATTTATTAAAGTATCTCGCTCTTACACCTGCTTTCATTACTCTTCCTCTCCTTTATCCATGTACTTAGGCTTTCTATTTATCCTTATTGTAGATATTTCAAACCAATGCTTCATGTCATCTATATCTAATACTGCTGACCCATTAGAAAACTGATGAGGTTCATCACCTTCTCCTACATACAAAACATTACCTGTATCAGAAATAACTTTTTCTGTTATTGTAATGCGTCTACCGTTGTGCTTATTCTGTAATTGTGTTCCAATCATATTATCTCCTCTTTGTCTTTCTTTATTAACTTTTTTAATTGACGACGCAAGCATATTTTTTCTCAAGTCTCTCATTCAACCAACTCACTTACATTACCTTCAAAAATTGCCCCACAATTTACACATCTGATTGAAACTACGTTTTCTCCCCACGCAAAGTCAACTCTATCTATTGCCCATTCTCCTACATGGAAACATTCGATTACTTCATCAAAGTCATCCGGCCCTACAACCATATTATTTTCTAAACTCATTCTTCTTTCACCTCTATTTTTTTAATATCGCACCCGTACATATGATTACACATATCTATCAATTCATTTACAGTTTTAATAGACCATCTACCTTGTTGGTCTTCATATACCTTTTCAAATATACCATTAGTTATGGGGGTAAATCCTATCATATACATCATTAAATCTTTTAACTCTTTATTCATTTACTTTCACCTCTATAATTAGCAACATTAAAATCTAGTTCTTCTTTACTAAAATCATCAATCATACTATCTAATAATAATTCTACACTGTGGTCAAGACCTAAAGCATTTGAAGCATCTATGGCCGCCACAAGTGCGTTTGTAAAATCATCTTTTTGTGCTTGAAATAATTGTTTTCTTCTTACTTCCAATCCTTCATTAGTTACTAAATTACTATAATCGTTATTTTTATTCATCATATTCATCTCCTTCAAAATCCCCAAACATTTCCATAATGTCATCATTATCATATATAGGGTCATCTTCTAAGTCTTCTAAGTCTTCATCAAGGTCTTTTTGTTCTAAGTTACCTGTTTTATATTTCTCCTGTAATCTCAATTGATAAGCCCTTTGATTTGCCTCTTTCTGTTTTTCTGCTTTGTTAACATCTGTATCTAAAATCACTTCTAGTTCATCATCTTTTACCGTTATATTATTTTCTTCTTCATTCATTTTATTCCTCTCCTACAAAAAATTCTCTCTACACGATTTACAATATGTACCAAATTTCTCATTCATTATTTCTGTGCATTCACATTTTATTTCATTCTTCAGACTCTTAATTTCATTTTCTAAATTTAGAATTGTAGCAATTAATACTCCTCTAGTCATTTTTTCAAATTCATGTTTCATTTTATTCACCATGCTCTATAAATCCTGTTTCTTCTAAATAATCCATCTCAAAACTCCCTAATATCTCTTCTATTAATTCCCTTCTACTCATTGATAAAATATGTTGGGTGAGTTTGTAGCCACTATCGGACAATAATTCACCATGTCTCTTTATCATTAGATTATTCCATTTATTCAATTTTGTTGTTGATTTCATAATGTAT